TAGACGCGAATCTCATAGGTAGCCGCTGCATTATCAAAGATTTCGTAGTCGTTGCGCTGAATGTCCAGCGTGGTCCAGTTGCCATTGGCACGTCGCCACTGAACTCGATAATTGCTGACACCAACGACCGACCGCCAAGACACGATGATCTTGGAGAACGCCTTGCCGCCTTGTGCGTACAGTTGCTCAGTCGCTCCGAGATTGGTTGGGGCATCAGGGCGACCATTGATGACGCTAATCTCGCGTTCCTGCAGCGGACGGTCACGCTCCACATAGGAATATTTACTGGCGTTATATGCCAGGGCGCTGATGCTGTACTGGATGCCATCGTTTTCTTGAACAGACAGCACGCGCCAGGTTGAAGTCTGAACGGTGTCGTTCTGCAGAATCCAGACACTGTTCGGATTAGGTGCAGCACTGAATGCAGAAGAGACCGTGATGACAGCGCCAGCAATGCCGCTAACCGCCTTTGTCTCGACGGTGCCATCAGGTAGCACCACGCTCAGCGTTGGGTTGTTGGTGGTAACAAGATCTGTTGCAGCGGTGTCATCCACCGTCACGGTGGTGGTGGTTGCAGCATTGATCCGTCCGCCACGACGAACGCCGCTCTTCACGGGATCTGCAATCTCGATCACCTGACCGGGGCGCACCAGCACGCCTGCATCAACAGACGTGGTGAAGGTGACAACCTCTGTCTCGTTCTGCTCGGAGTACAGCATCCACTCACCGAGACGTGCTGCTTGCCCGCGACTGGTACAAGCGAAGGCTTTGATCGTTGCGGTAATAACGCCATATTTGGCAATACCATCACGATCTTCGATCACCTCATAGGCAAGATCTTGTGCTTCGGTGTCGTAGTAGCTGACAACGGCAACCGTGTGGCGGGTTTTGATGCTGCTGCCGCTATAGCTGAATCCTTCCTCGGTGACGTTCGCCAGTGTGAACAGGTAGCTGGTATCAGTTGGCTTGTCCTGGCTGATCGTCAGCGTGCCAGTGGACCAGTACGGCATGACGCGCATGACCGAGCAAAGCTCGTTGATCAGCGTGTAAGCCTCGTCTTGGTTCTGGATGACAGCGTTGCAGCTAAAGCGTGGCTCAGTGCCGCCAAAGCCATCGGGAATCAGTTCGTTGCAATACTGGCTTGCGGAGAAGAACGCCCACTTATCAAGTTGACTAGAGGAGATGTGATCACCAAACCCATAGCGAGTGCTGGTGAGTAAGTCCCAAAGAATCCATGCCGGATCTGAAGTCCAGGTTGCAGCGCCAAACGTGCCATCCCATGCACCGGCATAGGTGATCCGTCCGTTCTCAGGGTCAACAGTGGCATTGCTTGGAATCGCAACCTTGATGCCACGGATGCGATAGGTGCGCTCTGGGATGCTGTTGAACTGTTCCGCGTCCAAGGTCATCCCGACCAAGGCACTGTTGGGATAGCTCAGCTTTTCGTAAATAATCTCGGTGTAGCCATTCCAGAAGAAGTCGTTGATGACCTGGGCAGACGTACTATCGGCACTGTTACGAACAACGCGAATATCAACCGGAAATGAACCAACCAAGTCAATCAGGTAATCCTTCTGGTATGCATCTGCAGTTCGACCTGTGATCGTATCTGTAAGGACAGTGTTGAAGCCGCCGCCATCGTATTGAACGTCAATGCTGAGGCTAACGCTCGAGCCAAGGATGTCGCCTGCGTCAGTGTAAACCTCAAGCCTTGGAATCAGGATCGTGACGCGAACTGCATCAACCTCAGAGTCGGTAATCGTGCGCGTTACCGTTTGGCTGGTGGTTGTTGGGTTTGTATATGACCAGGTAAGGATGCCGCTAGCGGTACGTTCTGCAAAAGAACCGCCCGTAGAGATCGCTGCAATTTCTGCAAAAAAAACCTCAGAAGTTGACAGCCCAGTCATGGTTATACTGAAACTTCCGGTTGCGCCGTAGCCAATTTCGCTGGCTACTAAAGTATTCGTAGAGTCGTAAATATTAAGTTGCTGAGAAAGCGTGCCAGTGGTGGTGCCTGCCCAAGCGTAGTTAAGAGAGAAAATCAGTGTTTCGGCATTGGTGATGCCTTCGACCAGTATTCGCGTTCTTAAGTCATTTTCTCTCTGATTTCCAAGGTTGTACTCTACGAAGTCGTTGTCACCATTACGGACGATATAGCCGACGCCTACTGTCTGCTCGTCTTCAATCGCTTGGTTGACAGCCTCTTGGTTCTGGGTACCGTAACGCGGATAAAGCGTAACGTTTTGATAGTTGAAGTCTGGAGTTTGGAGGTTCGTTGGATCAGCACCCTGCCGAACGATTGAGGTGCCATTGAGGAAAATATCCTTCAGCGCAGCATTGTTGTATTCCGTTGTGCCTTGCGTATAGGCACGAGCGGATGGAAAGCCTTCAATTTCACCTTCACTCAGCAGGTCGATAAAAGTTGCATATTGCTTGCTTGCAAGCGTGTCTTCCGCTTCAATCGGGGCGCGGTTGGTATTGGTAATACCAGTGACAACAATCGTGTTGTTGACTTGTACGTTTGGAGTTGGACCGCCAGCGCCACGGATGATTTCAGTCATTCTTCTGCCACCACCTCGATTTGTTCGGTGTCAATACCAGCCGAGATCACGATAGAGCCGACGATCATCTCGCCATAGACCAGCGGAATCGGCACGCCTTGACGGCTGGTGTTTTGCGTTCCACTGAAGCTGTAGGACGCTTGTGGATCCAGCTCAGTGCCTGCGGTGCTGCCAGTGGTGCCGCCGCTAAACGTAGGTGACATGCCGACCGGCGTAAGGCTGGGCGCTGGTGTCAGTAGCTGCGCTACGCCGCCGAGAACTAAGGACGCACCAAGGGCAACACCAGCAGTTCCCACAGTGCCAATACCTGCTAAACCGCCAAGAGCAACACCCGCAGAGGCAATAGCGCCAATACCAAAGCTCAATGCAATCAGTGCAATACCCGCAAAAATCTGTCCAAAATTGCCACCAGCACCGCCGATCACAGGAACGATCCTGATCACCTGCTGCCCAGATGGATTGTGCAGTTCATTCAGTGCAAGGTCATAGTCACCCACACTGACCTTGTAATGCTGGTCTGCCATGTGCTTTTCAAGCTGCGGAAAATTCGCCAGCAGAAAACGCACCGCCTCGGCAGCACTATCCACCGCCGCCATGAACTTACGGCGACCCAAGAACTTCGCCAGACGCCCATACACTCGGATCTCGCGGAGCATGGGTCTTAGCTACCTGTCCCTATCGTACTGAAACTGGGATGGCGAAGCACGCGCCCAGTGCATTTCTGTAGCCAGCCACCATACAAATCTCGACTCGACAGCCTGCCTCGCAGGTGATGCAGCACCAGTTGGTCACCGATGTAGACGCCCACATGGTTTAAACCCTTGCCTTGGATGCTCATCAAAACCGCGTCGCCTACTTCGATTCCTTCATCCTCTTGCAGTCGGCGGAATCCTGCATCTTTCCAGCAATCATCAAACATGGGCGCAGCTTCAAATTCTTCCGGTGTCAGTGGACGCTTCCAGTCCGGCAGATCCAACCCCTGCTCGGCATACCAATCGCGCACCAACGTCCAGCAATCAGTAATTCCCCATGCCCACTGCCGACCGATCATCGGTGCCTTGTAACCTTCCGGCTTGCACTCATCCCAACCGCCGGTCTTCGGGTTGACGATGTACCAATGCAGCCCGCTGGTTTCGCAGGAGACACGATCAGCCTGGCTCGGTGTCGGTGGCGTTGACGGATGGCTATGCACCACGGCGATGATTTCACCAGCATCTTCTGCTGCTGCAAAATCTGCCGGATCAAGAATGAACTGATCCTTTCCGGTCGCCAGGTTTTTACACGCCCAGTAACGCTTGCGCCCTTTAACCACCACCAGCAGACCGCACGCCTCGCGTGGATCTTCAGCCTGAGCATGAGCCAATGCGTCAGCTTGCCACTTCATGCGTAATAGGTTCCAACACCAGGGAATGAGCCAAACGGCAGCGTATTTGTGCCGAATCGCGCTTTGCAGCTACTGAGCCGTTTGCCGCACACGTCTTCCGCCAAGGTTGCAACAGGAATGTCGTTCTCATCAAAGTAGTTGGTTCCGGTGTAGCTGCATTCAGGAGAGCGGTACACCCACTGGCAGATGGTGGCAATGCACTGGCGCTTAGGGGCGCGAACACCAGCCATGTCAAAGACTGCAGCCAGCTCAAACTCAACAATGTCGCGGGTTTCGTTGACCTTCCTGTCCACGTAGTAGATCTCACGCGGGAACTCGGCGGTGGGATCAGGCGTGCCGTATGGGTTGGTGCCACCCGTAAAGTTTGCGGCATCGATGTACCGCGCCATGGTGCGGATCCGGGTGAGCTTTGCGCCAGCTAAATCGTTGCCTGCCGTAGCGCCATTTACCGTGAGCAAAATCGCGGTGATAGTGCCGAAGATATTTGAGACGCGGATCGTAGGGCGTGGTAGCTGCCCATTGCCGTTGTACTCAAAACCATCAACCTCAATCGGAAACCGTAGATAGGTATTGCCATTCCAGACCAGCTCGCCATTGGCATCCATGTTGCTGCCAGCGTGGAAGCGATAGATGGTGTTTTCACCGTGCAAAGCCGTTACCAGTTGCAGCTCAAACAGCTCGATGATGCTGCTCGGATTGATCTTTTGAAGCTCTGAAACTGGGATTGCCATTACGGTTCAAATACTTGCTGGAAAGTTGCCGTAATTCGATTGATGTTTAGGTATTGATGATCACGCTGCCAACTGGGGCATATCCACTTGTAAGACGTTGCCTCGTCCAATGGCGTCCAATCAAAAGATGCACTATCGGCGGCTCTTGCATCGAAGAATGCCTCAATTGCATCCGCGTCAGCATTACTGGTAGCAGTCCAAGTCAATTCCCAAGTTTTAGGGTTTGCATGAGTTGGTAAGCCAAATACTGTTCGCTGTTGATAACCATCGCCAAATTTGACAGTGCGCGTATTGGGTTGACTTTTTTTGGATGCACCAAAATCAGGTGTGGTTCCACCTGCACTGGTGCCAACAGTTGCATCATCGAAAGTAGCCATTACGAGAGCAAGCCTCCGGGACGCTTTTGACGAATAAGTTCAGCACGCACGGCTGCACCAAGTGCTTCACCAAGTCTATTCCCATTTGGTTGATCACCTTGCACTCGACTGCCGCTTGCATCGACATTGACGACGACATTGCCCATTTCAGTACCATTTTTCATGGTGACTGGGATGGTGCGACCATCAGGCAGTGGCACATAGGCTTCAGGGCGGCTGCCTTCACCAAACATTGCAAGCTGCGGTGATGTGGCAATACCACCTGCTGCGTAACGTTTCAGAGGCAATGCACCGTTGCCGGTCATGATGCCACCATTGGCAAAAGTCAAACCTCCAGTGAATGCCAAAGGATTAAAACCAACAGAGCTAGCGCTGTATTGAGTTACGTCTGACAAAGGAGCAACAACAGATGTAGTTGCACTACTCAAGAAGCCAAGCGATTGCATAATCTGTTTAAGAATTAATTGCTGAATAATCATCCTTGTAGTTTCTTCAATGATTGCAAGCGCAAATTCTCTGTAATTAACAGTACCTGTTGTAACCAAATCAAATATGGCGTTTTCAACTTTTTTGACGCCAGATTCAGCAAGCCCTGCAAATGCCTCGCGAATAGTTCCTACGCTTTGTGCGTAACTGACCAATCCATCTTTCAGCCCGCTCATTACATCAGCATTGTATTGCATTGCTCGAGCATTTTCGTAAACACTTTCATTTACCCTTGTAATTTTTTCATCCAAATCACTGAAAAATTTGGTCATATTTTGCGCATATTCGCCTTGGGCAAAACCAACCGCTGCCTCCTCCAAGTTGACAATGCCTTGAACCAATTCACTGATATTTAAACTTCCGCCTGCTTCTCTAAATTGCTTTGCCAAATCGGATACTTTTAGAAGCAAATCACCTGTGCGATTCTTCGCATCCTCCACTTTTTTATTGTATTTATTTTCTAATTCCGTAAAAGCATTACTTCCTAATTCATTTATTGCTTTATTTGTTTCAACTATTTCGTTCGTCAAATCTCGCTGCAATAAACCAGCTTTTTTCATCAATTCATTTCTTTTCTCTAAGAGCGATTCCTGTTTTTTCGCTTCTTTTTCCGCTGCTTTAGATCCTTCACTGGTTGATGGCAATTCACCGCCAGTCATGCCTCCGCCTTGATCGGTACCATAGGCACCGGCTGGAACTGAAAATTCGGGAAAATAATCAGCATAATTTTTAGTGTATTGCCCTAAAGCGCTGGTAATGCCACCAGTGAGTTTCCCGAAAATTTTCTCTGGAGTTGTACCAAATGCTTCCGCAATTTTTCGCGGAACAAAAAGAGCTACATCCGTAAATACCTTAAAAATACCTTTGCCCAGATTGAAAATTGTTCCAGCAATAAAGCCAACTGCTCTTTGAATGTCACGACCCAAATTAAACCAAAATGTTGCATACCGCTTTAAGAATTCAGAATTTTTATTTACCCATGACAACATTTTTGTTAGGTTATCTTGCATTCCAGCGCCAACATTCTGGAAGAAGCCGCCATAGTTTTCTGCGGCGGTATCAAGTGCAAGCTTCAAGCGTGCGCCAGCCTTTTCAGGTGATGCACCAATAATCTTGGCGATTTCGTCGTAATCATTTACTTGCTTCTCCGTGAATTTCACGAAGTCAGCAATTGTGACCTTACCCTGCTCAAAATCTTTAGCGAGTTCAGGAAGACTACGACCTGTTGCTTGAGCAAATTTCGCAACAGCACCAGGCAAGCGTTCACCAATCTGACCGCCCATCTCTTCGGCACTAACCTTGCCTTTGCTCAAGACCTGAACAGTGGCTCGAACAATTGCATCAAGGTCTTCTTGTGATTTACCAAAGGCAACTGAAGCGCTGATGACGCCCCGATAGATTGCTTCTGTTTGTTGAAGAGTCAAGCCATTGGCGCGAGCAGCGACGCTTACTTGTGCATAACCGCTAATCGTTTCTCTTAAACCAACTGAATAATCTGCACTGATTTCTCGAGCAGTTTGGAGGTTTTCATTGAAATTAGCTTGACTTGTTGATGCTTGAGCGAGCGTTATTTTGGCAAGATTAAGCTCTTTGACATATTCAGAAACGCCTGCAGCCTGCTGTCTCAATCCCGATGCACCTGCACCAATAGCAGCACCACCAGCGGCTCCTGCAGGACCGCCAACGGCAAGACCAATGCCTGCACCAAGCATTGCTTCGGGACCGCCAAAAAAACCAGCGCCAGCGACAGTGCCAATAGCAGCTAAATTGCGACCACGACCACCAGCAACACTTTGTGTTTTTTCTAACTGACGATTGAGTTCCTTGAGCCGAAGAGTCGCTTCTTTATATGCCTCGCTACCAATGCGAGCAGAATTCCTTACCGCCTCAAATGCTTGCTTCTGAAGCCGCAAGTTATTGATTGATTTATTTGTTTCAACGCCGAGATTTTTTAACTGCGCATTAACAAGACGCAAATCAACATTTGCCGACTTTGATTCAGCGCTGATACCGCGCATTGCGGTTTTCAGTTGATTCAGTCCCGGCAGACCTTCAACAACGGCACGTACTCTGACAATCGTTGCGTTGGTGTCGGCTGCCATTAGCTTGCTCGCTTGCTGTTCAGGATTGCCAGAGCGGCTGATTCCATCACCTGTATGCCTTCAAAAATGGCAACAGGATCCTTGACTGAATACAGCTTACAGAGCCATTCCAGACTCGGGTAGTTCAATCCTGTCAAACCCGCCATGCTTGTGTTCCATTGCGTTGTCATCCGCAGGAACATCACCACGGTGTCCCAATTCTCCTCCCATACTTCGCAGTGCCGCTCTACAGCTTGAAGCTTGGCAGCAGCGATCTGCTCTGGACTTGCACCCAAAGCTTTGAGATCAGCCTCACGTTCATCAATGACGCCGCCTTTTGCCCAATATTCAGCGGCGGCTTTTAGTTTTTTGCCGCTGCTCCAGTCAGGCTGTCTGCATATGCCTGAATTAAGGCACGCAGCACATAGGGATCATCACAAAGCTGTTGCTTGTTTTTTTCGGTAAAAGGAATCGGCTTGCCAGCCTCATCGTTGATACCTTCCCAACCAAGCAAAATCTCGCCAACAAGGGCATCATCACCCTTCTCGACGAGATCGTTAAAACCGGATCGGCTGATCTTCTTGAAGACTGCTTCAAACGCTTGAGTTTCAAAGCGGTTGCCGTCAACTGGGACTTCAACCTTTACTTCCCACTTGTA